GTAGCACTGCCACTTATGTATGATGTCAACGTATTTGTCGACAGCGATGTGTTAGCATCTGCTATAGTCGAACTTACAATAGGTGTACTGGTTATATATCGTGTCACGCTTGAGCCAGCAGCTGGTATATTGCCGCTTGTGTTGTCATCTGCGGCCGCTGCCAGTAACGGACTATTGCCCTGACTGCCAGTTGACAATGACAATGTTTTTGTACTCACAGCACCAGGCGCCGTCGGGTTAGTGGCAATATTAATATAACTGCTTCTTGTTTGAACATTTGACTGTGCTAGTGTTCCGGGTGTACCATAACTTGTTAGCGCAACTGTTTTAGATCCTGTTGTGGTATAAGTGTGCGTTATGTTGCCGCTGCCAGGTGTGCCAGGGCTGCCTGCATTGATGTTGCCGCTAGTAGTTGAATCGCCCCAGGCAAAATCAAATACGTTACCGTTTTGGCTTGTATTTTCGTAAGTAAACAATGCACGATCATTGCCGTTATAATCAGTATAAATGTATCCTGTTTGTGCTGTTGCTCCCGTAGCATCAGACTGAGTGACAGCTACGCCAGCAAATGCACTGCGCACTTCTGGTTCTACAGAGATTACAATATCACTTGACGTAAAAGGACTTGTGCTATACCCAGTGTAAATTTGTAAATTTGCTGTATAGTTTACAACTGTTCCGCCTGCTTGTTCTCCAGATGTCAACGCAAACGTATGTGTTATGTTGGCTGCACTGGGATTGCCTGCTAGCCCAGATTGAATATCTACATTACTGACATTGCTGTCGCCCCACACAAATGAATACTTTTGTTGTGCTCCAAATGTTGCAGTATCGCCTGGGCTAGTGCTTGTATCGTTGCTAAAGCTAACTATACCTCCACTGGTTGCCGCAGAATTTATTACTGTTAATGTGTTAGCAGAAAACGCCGGAGTCTGTGTTGCATAAACATACATAAAACCGGTTGACGATACATCTGTTACAGGTGACGGGCCAGCAGTGTCACTAGTTGCTGATAGCACAATTCCATATCTTGTATCTGTATTTGCAGCAGTGTTATATGTGTGATTTTGCGTTGTCCAATTGCCAACAATGTCAACATTGGCAGATCCATCTCCCCAGTCTAATTCATATGAGGACGCATTAGTTGATGTATTGGTAACTTCGGCGCCAGATCCTGTATCAATTACGTTGTCGGTAATGGTAAATGCAGCAACTGGACTTGGTGTGTAAAGTGTAATATAGTCTTCGACTGTTGACGACGAAGTTGACCCTTTTGCTCCAAGAGAGACATTGCCAGAATACGTGCCGTTGGAATTAAATGCAGTAAATGTTACATCAAACTGGCCACCGCTGACGTTGTTATAATTATGAACAACTATGTTGCCAGCGGTGCTGGTATTGCCGTCGCCAAAATCCCACAAAAAACTGTCTGCATCTCCAATGTATGTTCCAGTAAATGTAACTGCCATAGGACTGGGTCCTGCTGTTGGTGTTCCTGAAAATGCAGCTCGACCAACATACGTGCCATTTGCAATATTCAATGCAACCTGATTCAAGTCATCAATACTGTCAGTGACAAAAGTTGCTGTTGTCCATCCTGGGTATGCTACATTAACAACAAGGCTACTGTCCGTCGGAGTTCCGAGAGCAATAGCATTACCAATTACAGAATTGCCAACATTTCCTGTTGCAAAATCTACATATTTTTTTGAAGCAACGTCTTGGTCCTGTACTGGATCAATAACATTGTTGATGTAATTTGTACCGACGTTGATATTGCCTGTTGATGGTATTGTAATGTTTCCCGTGATGAAATTTCCATCAACTGTGGCATTCCCGGCTACTTGTAAATTGGCAACATTTGCTGTGCCAGTTGACAATAATTCTGTTGTGGTGATATTCCCAGCTAACACATTACCTGAAATATCTAATGCAACTGACGGGGTTGCATTGTTAATGCCAATTTGACCGTTTACTACGTCAACAAACAACACCGGAGTATCAGCTATTGTATCTGTAATTGCCAGATTAGCACCATCTCTTTCAAGATTGTCTTTTAACATCTGTCCTGCAATTTTACTGATAGCCATTAATTTTTTCCCTTATGGGGTATTTAGTTGTTTAACTGGTACTGTGAATTACGTTGACAGGCAAGTCGTTTGGTGGCGCACTGGTAAACGTAATATCGTAACCGCCGTTGACGGTATAGTTTGTGGTGGGTATTTGATAAACACTTCCCACAAACACCATAATTTGTTGCGGTGCACTTTCGGGCTCCGACATTGTGAAGATAGTAGTAACACCGTTGCCAACAAAACTATCAACTGTGTACTGTATTGCTCCGCCGGCAGCAACACTTTCCCAACTTGTACCGTTGTAGTATTCTAGTCCGGCTATATCTATGTTGTACCTAAACTGACCAAACACTGGCATTCCAGGACGATCAGCAGCAGTTCCTGTAGGTAGTCTAATTGCAGTACTGCCCGAGGACGCCACCCGATTTTTTACCCAATTTCCCATGTTATACGCTAATTGAACTCACTGTTATGGTAAGGCAATCTGCTATGTTGGCTTCCACTTCGATCAAATCATTGTCATCAAGAATAATTTTTTCAGTTGAAATAACATATGTGTCATTGGCTGTAATTTCCAATGACGAATATACCATGTTGGTATCAGCAGAAGATGTACTGTCGTCACTGTTGATCACAAACACATTTGCTGTGCAAGTGGTCGAAGTTGTGTTGCACAGATACATTACTGTGATAGCTTGTTGTCCCACCGCATCAAATACTGTGGTTGGATTAGTGCTGTCTAATCTAGTGTTGGTAATTGCCATTTTTGTTCCTTAAAATATAATGCCGAATACAATTGCTTTGGTTTTGCTGACCAATTCATCGTCTACAGTTGGACTTATGACATAAACGCCAGTGCCACCTGAGCCTTCGGCTTTGTTGTATAGTGCTGCCACGTTGGGAGTAGAAGCAGGTGTTGACACAATATTGGCCAACACCATTTGACCTGTTATGTTTACTTTGGCATTGCCAGCATCAAATGTAAATGCTGCATCGCCTGAAAATGTTCCTGCTCCGTTGTACTGTACAGCATTGAACGGAGCGCCTGGTGATATGCCGCCTGTTGAAATAGTCGAGTAAGGAGTTATTGCTCCTCCGTCACCATCAACAGCAGGACTAATTTCCCAATCACCGGACACGGTGTTGAACCGTAAACCAGCAAATGTTGTTGATGATTTTTGAGCCACCAATCCCATGCTTTGTATTGTACCGTTGTTGTCGTATGCAACTGTGATAAACGGGTCTGTGACTCTAAGCTCAGTAGAGTCAATATATGTGATATTACCAACTACATCTAGGTCAGCATTAATGGTCAGCGTGCCAAGGCCATCCGCTACTGTGATGGTATAATCGTCGCTGGTATTTTTTACTGTGGCCATTTATAGATCCTTTTGATTATTTATCCGCATTTGAAAGGTCGCTAAATCCTCGTGAGCCAGGTTTGTGATATTGTCCAGTGCTGGTAAACGTGCTGTAGTGTTGCCGCAGACACGAATAAACTGTGTTTTAGAAAAATCTTTTGTTATTTTTGTCAACTGTTTTACCCAATTTCCTGTGTATGTGGGTGCCGACCCCGACGGTTTATAGAACTCTGTGCCTTCGTACATGTTGTTGAATTGATTGTGCACACTAGGTCCCATGTCGAACCCTATAATATAAATTTTGGTATTTTGATCAATTGCTGCTATGCCCACAGCATTTGGACCAGAACTGTAGCCGTAATATTCCTGTGGTACACGATGTGCTCCAAGTCCTTCAATGGGCTTGCGGGTATAAAATTTATTTTTAACAGGATAGCCAGTTTCTTGTATTCGTTGTGCAATGGCGCGATCTGTGGCCACAAGGACATCGGGTGTGAACTCTCGATAAAGAGCATTGCACCCGTAAATTTTCCCCAGTTTTTGAATACGTTCCAACGGCAAGCCAGATCTACTGACGCCGTTTCCCAACACAAATGCCACAGTCATAAAAAAATCCCCACGGTATTTAACTGCGGGGATTGAATGTTGAAAATTAAGTAACTGACTTATTAGGTTGTACTGTCAACTTGTGCTAGGTTCAATGTACCGTCGCTGTTTTGTTGAGTAGCAGCCCAAGTATCAACTTCTGCACCAGACTTGTCAAATGTTGACGAGTCACTAAAGAAGTTGGATGCGTAGTCAATGTTGTCAACTGTAGCAGTGTAGGCCCATACATCGCCAGTGTTGGCAACGCCGCCGTCGCCGCCGCCGTTGAAGTCTTGCACAAACTTGTTGGTCAACTTGCTGATGTAAACGTTGGTACTGTCATCAGCAACTGCCATAGCAATGTTCATATTGCCAGCAGTTGGAGTTCCGGCTGCTGCCAACACACACTGACCAACTTCAAATGCTGTGCCAGTTGAGCCACCAGCTGACGCTGCTGTTGGAGTGAACAATGTGCCAATTGCGGCGCCTACAGGAGCACCCATTGCTTGCCAGTCTGTATCGCCAACCGCAGCAATTTGAAGCGCAACACCGACTACTGCGTTTGCAGGATCAATAGCAGCAGTGGTTGCTACCAAAAACTTACGAGCACCTTTCTGACGAACAATTGCGCCTGCTGCTGCACCAGAAAAGCTGTTGGCAATATTTACTGTCACAGCAACAATAGGATATGTGGCACTGACACCAGCGCTGTCAATACCGCCTACTACGCCAGTGAATGGCAAAGGTGATGTTGGTGGCTGCGGAAGTACAACAGTATTTGTGTCCATTGCAGTCGGTGCTGCAAATGGAGTATAACCTTGATCAATTGGTGTTGATGAGGCTACGTTGTATTTTTGAATTTTTAGAGGACGACCCATTTTGTTTTCTCCTTAAAGAAGTCCGATGCAGGTTCTAGCTGCTACGCGGCTGGTGTGCCGCATAAAACACCGTATTGTGTTGACAAGTATTTAGCCATAATGATATTTTGATCCCAACCCAAAAGCTGTGTAAATATTGCCATGCAAAACACAGAACTTCTTATTGCTCAAGGCAACACTTTTAGAGAACAACATCAACCCGAAATGGCATTACAGCAGTACATGCATGCCATGGTCCAGGACAGATACTCTGCCAGTGCATTCAACAACTACGGCAATGTGTTGAGAGAACTGGGTGACCCTGTAGGTGCTATTCCGTTCAATCAACGTGCTGTGCAACTTGATAGCAACACTGTGACCAACCATTTTAATCTTGCTGTGGCCTACTTGATGAGCGGCGACTATGCACAGGGGTGGCCTGCATACGAAGCCAGACACAACTTTGAACACTTGAAAGGCACACTGCCAGAATATCCTTGGCCTGTATGGAACAGCGAAGACTTGCAAGGCAAAAGTATTTTTGTACGTGGCGAACAAGGACATGGCGATATTATTCAGTTTGTGCGCTTTGTACAAAACTTAAAGAACATCGGTGCT